CCCTGAATAAATTTGGCTACCACATAACAGTTATTAGGAAAATGTCCGTAGTCATCTTCTTTCTTTTCCAAGAGTTCTCTAACCATTCTTTCTTTAGAGCTTTTATTAATGTATTTTATATTATCGTTTGTCATTTGCTTTTCCTTATTTTCATTAATTTAATTAATTCTTTTTTATGTACCAGATTATCGTATTGATGATCTTCTTTAGCTTGGGCTAAATCTTTTTTAAGTTGCTCTACTTCTTTTTGAGCTTTCTTCATTTCAGGGGAGTTCATTCCAATCCCTTTAACAATCGTCATTTCTCCCACCGCTTCATCTTTAACTCTTTTAAGTTTAAAATTTTCTTCTTCCAGTTCAGTAATCCTATTACCCAAGTGTTGAACTTTCTTTATTAAAACTTCATATCTATTTTTTAGATCAATCATTGTACCCATTCTCCTTTTCCATCCTTGCAATAGTGCAGCATGACTTGTTTTCCTTTATAAAAAATTCCTGTTTCTTCTTCATTGGTTTTAACTACCTCCATCAGTTTATCGCCACAGCTTTGTCCTTTTTGCAAAGAGACTGGTAGCTGCTGGATTGCTCCTGTGGTAAAATAAATAAACATAATTACAACTTTCATTTTAAAAAGGTGGTGGTTTCACACCACCCCATTAATGAAGTTAAGCCTGTTTAGGCTTACGTTCAACCAACTTATGTATAATACGACCATCTTCCTTTGTGTTAATCCACTCCGTCAGATTAATAGTATCTCCAGCTTTCATATCTTTACTTACTTTATATGAACCCCAATATTTTTCTGGGTTTTCTTGATCTCTATTCAAGTAGCCTTCTCCTGCTTTTAATTCAAAAGCCATCTTAGTTCCTCCTTTGTTTAGTTATATGTGTTCTAATAATAAGATTCATTTTGTTGAGTGTTTTAAATTCATCAGTCTTGGCAAACGAATCCCACAAACCAGCCTTATGAATTAGTGTCTTGAGTTTTTCCACCTCAAAGCTCAAGGTCTTAAATTCCTTTTTATTAATTCTATTTTGGATGACTTCCAAACTGGTACGAATAAAAAGGTTATCTATACTTTCATGTTTCCCATTTGTTTTAGATTGTGCTTTAGGTACAGAATTATTTGAATGGCTCATTTTCTTTGAGATATTTTCTTCATCAGGCATTTCAGAAATGGCATAGACATGACCATGTAATCCCACTAATTTTAAAACACATCTATCAAATGCCCTTTTCTCTGCCATCGCTACAGGGTAAGCATTTTTAGAATTTCTTGGACTACATTCCCCATAAGAGAACTGATCTACTTTTCCAAGTCTTGCATGACATTTTACGATGGCTGTACTTTCATCAGCCTTAATAGTTTCATACTTAATAACTTGAACTCCAGCACTAGCTCCAATTTCTTCGATGTATCGGTGGTACATAATTTGTGTACCATGACAATCCCATAAGGCTTTCGCTGGATTGATTTTAAATTGCTCTAATATCTTTTTTATTTTTTCATCTATCATATTGTCCCTTCTTTTTTTTCTACTTCTTTAATCAGTTCTTCCATTTCTTTTTTCTTTTCTTCTTTATAAACAGTTCTGGCAATCTCTTTTATCTTTTCCATAATTTGTTCGTTAGCAATCCTTTTTAAATCTTCGCTGCTAATCCCATCTTGAGCTTTATAAACCATCGTAGAACCTTTCCATTTTTTGCATATCTTCTTCCTGAATATGAGAAAGAAAAATATTATCCTTGCTTCTTTTAATTTCAGACCAGTCCACTCCAACCATACAAGCCAACTTTTTTATACTACCGTCTGCCATCCTCAACATTTCTTGTCGTTGAATATTAATCTGAATAAATTTATTAAAATAATATTTCAATCCTTCCTGTGTTAATTCTTCACAGTTATGTTGATTGAAAAGTAACACCCCATCTTCATCACAATAAAGAATAGCTGGTTGATATTCCTTTCCTAGATTTTGGGAATAAACGGACATCGCAATCAGATGGGTAAATTGAGGAGACTTTAATTTGCTTGGCTTTCTACTATTCCAAACTTCTTTTCCTTTATGTTTTTTTGCACTGCTTAAATAAACAGTAGGAAATCTATTTTTATGTTCGGTAAATATTTTAAGAGGTTGGTTACGACAATCAATCGCACCTTCGGTGGCAAGATTTAAAGTTTGACCCATATACTTATCGTTGTACCAATTAGAAAAAGAAACTTCGACTTCCCAATCTTTCATGTAGTTGCCTGAAATTTCCATTAACATTTGCAGATGGTTTTCCACCATTTTTTTAATAATTTTTAAAATGAATTGTCCTTTAACCTTTTCCTTTTCAATAAAGGTAAAGTTGTCCAACATTAATTTATATTGTTTTTCAACATCACCAATTTTCATTTTACCTGTTAAAATATTTTGAAAGTATTGATGAACTGCTGTGCCAGATTTGAATGAAATAGAGGGAGATTCAGGTTTAAAATTTAGATGGAGAGATAAAGGATATTTAATGAACCACATCCAATTACTCAATGCTGTTTGAGAGGGAGAGGTATTAACCTTTTTAAAATCTCCTTGCATAAAGGCAAGGTCAGTAAATCTATCAAGTTCACTCATTGACAACATATTTACTATCAATAATTAGTAAAGTCAAACATTGATTAATATATTTTTATGGGGTAAAAACCTTAAATGCTCCCAGATGCCATTTACTACAAAAGAGAGAAAATCAAGATAAGGTGGATGGGCAGAAAGGAATCACAAGACCTAGATTGCGTAGGTATGTTCGTACCAGCCGATAATGAAATTTTAATCTATAAAAATCAGTCCATGAAAAATGTCCTCATAACCTTTCTACATGAGCTTTACCACCTGTTGTGTACAAAAGACAATATTAATGTAAGCAAATGTGGCGAAGAAAAGTTAGTAGATAAATTAAGTGAGAGTTTTGTTAGATTATTAATCCACAATCCCAAGTTGTTAGGAGTTTTTCAAAAGTTTTTAAAATGAATAAGATTACTTTAAAGTGGGAGGAGATTTTAGCTGGTGCAACGACAGGTTTAACTAGAGAAATTGAAAGCCTACGACAAGGGATCGCATGGGGACACAACGCAAACTTTAACCAGTATGAGAAATGGGGAATGACTATTAGTGGTGCTTTAGCGGAAATGGCTTTAGCCAAAATGTGTGAAACTTATTTCAGCCATAGTGTGAACAATTTTCATGGATCAGATTTAACTATCAATGGCAAATCAGTTCAGGTGCGTTCACAATTAATGTCAAAAAAAACACACAATTTAATCGTAAGACAAAATAAAAAAAAGGAGGATTATTATTTTCTGATGCTGGATGATTTCCCCACCTACTATTGTGCTGGTTATGTAGCTCCAGAGAATGTGTCAAGAATAGGGCAATGGACAAATTTTGGACACAATTCAAGACCCTATGTTTGGTCTATTGAAAAGGATAAACTAACCCCTTTAGAAAAGTTTAAATATGAAAGATAAAATTAACATTAAAATGTTCAAGCCTTTTGGCTCAACAATTTCTGAACAAAATTTGCCTGACAATTTAGTTAAGGATTTTTTAGACGATCTTAAAATGATTAGAGCTTTGCCTGACAAGGAACGACAAGGTTATATGTTCGGTCATAAATTAGTAGGGTCTGTGGAAAATGAATATCTTATTACCCCAGAAGTTTTATTAAAACATAAGCGGTCTTTCTTTGATGTTTGCATAGCTGAATATTGCCAGACTTTATATCCAGATTTTAAGGTTAAAAGAATTGTGATTAATTCTTGTTGGACAGTCATTCAAAAAATAAATCAATTCAATTCCATCCATCAACATACCAATCATACTGCCTTTGAACAAAAGCATCCTCAACTTTCTTGCGTAGGTTATTTGCAGCTTCCAAAATTTAAATCTTTAGAATGTGCGAAGCCACACCATGATGTCTCAAATCTGATTGAATTCTTTGAGGGGTCTGAAAATTACTTTACTTTTTCTTCATATAAAAAAACCCCAAAAACCTCAATGTTTCTGCTGTTTCCAAGCCATCTTGCTCATTTTGTTTCGCCATTTAATAGTGATGATCCTGATGCTGAAAGAATTAGTTTTAGTTTTAATGCTGTTGTGGAATTTACTAAAGCAAATGGTAAGGAA